CCGTAGTGTTCGCGCGGTGCCATGCGGTAGCGGCCGATCGCGTAGGGGAACGTGCGATAGCCGCCGCGATCGATGATCTGTCGATCCATGAGGCCGATATACCAGGACTCGTAGGCCATGCCCTTGTAGCCGACTGTGCCGAGGCGTTCCTCGTTGGGGCGGGTGCAGTGTACGAATTCGAAAATCTGGTAAGGGTTGATTTCGTAGGCTTGCTGTACCTGATCGCCGGCGTTCTTGCCCCATTGCTGGATCGCCTGCTTGGCGGTCCATTCGAATTTTCGGTACATGGTGTCGACCATGCCGGAGTGGTCGAGCGACCAGACAACTTCGTTCAATGGGATGGAGCGGTAGCGTAGTGACTTGCCTGGGATTTCGTCGATGAATAGTGCGTTGTTGCCGAAGGCGCCGAGGGAGAGGTAGCACTCGTCGACCTGGCTTGCGAAGTTGGCCGAGGGGCGGTAGCGCTGGGCGAACAGGATTTTGGTGACTTCATCGAGGTACATCTGGATTTCAGGATCGTCCTCGAGGGCTTGTTCCGAGACGGCGAGGCGGTGCCATTGCTGGGTTCGCGGGGTGAGCATTTGCTCCATGGCGGCGGCGAATCGTTCGTTGGCGGTGACGGCGGTCGAGTCGAACAGGCGGACGTTGCGGTTGACGCCTTCGGCGAATCGGCCGATGAAGTTATCCCAGGCTGGCAGGACGAACTGAGCGGTGGTGTTCCACAGCATTCGGAAGTTGGCTTGCTGGGACCACAGGAAGTTGTAGTGACGAAGGATGCTGTTGGCGTCGTCACTCATGAGTCGAGCCTTTGTGTCGCAGGGCGGGCCTCGTGGGGGGGCTCGGGGCTCTGTCGTAGGATTTGGAAGCCCTTGAAGTGGAAGTGCTCGAGCACGTACCAGGGGTTCTCGGTTGCGATTGCGATGGCGGCGTCGGACTGGAGCTTGGTCCAGTCGGGGTGGGTGTGGTTGAACTCGTTGAGGATTTCGGTGAGGAGCTCGAAGCCTTCGGCGAGGGTGACGAGCAGTGCGAAATCACGTAGCGGTGCGCCTACGTGTTTAGCGTGCATGAGCAGCGAATCTGCGCGGTTGATGATGGAGTCGATCAAGTGCCGAGGGCCGACTTTACGGCTGGGGTGGAGGCGCCGGTACCGGCGCCGCCGCTTGGGCTGGTTCCGCCGACGCCGGTATTGCCGGCGTAGATATTGGCGAGGACGCCACGGCGTTGGCGCATGAAGTCCTGGCTTTGTCTGGCTGCGGTGGTGGCGTCGTCGATGTTGGGTGGCGGTGGTGGGGCTGTGTAGTTGACGGTGCCGGACGAGCCGAACGCGCGTTGCTGGATACCGGCGGTCACGTTCTTGTGGATTCCGAGCCAGGATGCCTCGGTCTGGTGGAAGTTGAGGCCGGTCTCGATGATGTGGCTCATGGGCGGGTGGCCATAGTTACGGGCTCGGAATCATAGTTACGTACGCCGGATCAAACCACGGGAGAGTTTTGTAGATCAAGTGAGGTCGTCATCCGGACGGAAGGTGGCGCGTTGGAGGCGGACCCAGTCGCGGGCCGAGAGTGCGACGGCATCGGGGCCCGAGACGACGCGGGCTCGGAGTTTCTCGAGCTCTGCGGCGGTCATGGGTGCGAGCCCGTCCTCGAGGAAGGGATCTGGTGGGATGTCGTCGGATTGGTCTCGGTTCATGGTGATTGCGGCTAGAGCTCTTGGCGGGTCGGAATGTCGGCGGACCTCGCGCGGCGCAGCATGTCAGCGGTTCCGCGGCCGCCTGGGAAGGCGAGGACGAGGTCTGGCTTGGCCTCATCGAGCATTTGCTGGTTACGCAGTGGTCCTGCGGCGTCCCCGTGTTTGCGCCAGTTGGCGGGATAGATGCACCACGGTACGGAGCGTTGGGCGGCCCAGGTGATAGCGGAATGATCGGCGCCGGGTGCGCCGCCGGTAATGATGAGGGTGGGCTGTAGCTCGTCTAGGACTGTGAATACGGGCTGTTGCTGCCAGTAAGAACGGCCGCCACAGACGAGGACTCTCATGTGCGTGCTCGGATCGCGGCGGCGAAGTCCATGATGGCATAGGCGCGGCGCTCGCCTAGAGCCACTTCTATCGCCAATACTTCGGGCGTCCAGCCGTCAAGCGTCTCGCATACCTTCGCGCAGGCCTCCCGCTCGGCAGCGACGACGAGGGCGGCGAACTCATAGCGCGTGAAGTCATCGCCGTTGCGCACAGCGATCTGCATGGCCTTGTGCCATAACCGGTCGACGACGGCGCGGGTCATGGCGTTAACCGGTGTTTCGGTCATGTGAGCGTGTGCGGCGGCCGAAGGAGACGCGAGCGCGGCGTGTCTTTGAGGCCTTGGGCCAGGTATCTCCAGGCGTCACTGGCATGAGACGTCCAATCGTGCAGTGGTGTATCGCTGAATTTTTTGAGCTTGTCATCGAAGCGGCGTTGATATTGGCGCAGTGCCTCGAGGCCGCGGTTGCATTTCTCGCGATCGAATACGGAGCGCTCGATGAGCATTCGTCCTGCGTTGATGCCGTCATCGACGCTAGCGCGCTTCAAGACGCGCAGCGGTTTGATGCCGAGGAGTTTCAGGACGTCGACGCGCGAGGATGCGTTGTTGCCCCATTCCCGGTCATGCGCGTCGTGCGGGAGGATGTGGTAGTCGTAGAAGTAATCCTTGGCCTTCAATACTTTCGCGTAGTGATCGGCGCCGACGCCGGAGGATTCGTAGTAGTCGATGATGCGGATATCCAGTGCGATCTGTTGTACGAACCAGATGGCGGTCGAGTCGCCGACGCCTAAGTCCCAGGCGGTGATCACGGGATGGCGCGGATCCCAGGGGACGGAGCCGATGCGACTGTTCTGTTCGGCGGTTCCGATCAGGCGGCCATAGTAGGAGCCTGGGATCGCTGCATCCCACGAGCAGTAATATTCCTGCTTGATGTGATTGTCGGCTTCGTCATCGCCGCGCTCGCGGGCGATCTCCCGGCGTTCCTGGTCGATCTGCTCGGGCGTAAAGACGTGTGTGTCGTCGATCGTGAGGAGCTCGCTGAACCAGCCTGGCTCTGCAAGTCCGAGCTCATAGAGTGCATGGAGGTGATTGCGACCGCGAGGCGTGCCGTTGAATAGCGCCCAGCCGTGATTCTCGAGGAGGATTGGGCGCATGAAGGCCCAGCAATTGGGATCCGAGAGCATGAATTCGGAGTACACGATCCCGGCCGGCGGTGAGCCCACGAGTGCGTTGTAGTTGTCAGAGCCGACGACCTGCCAGGTTGCGCCGTTCTTGAAGCGAATCAGCATGTCCTGATCGCGCGTCGACTCGCGCAGCGATTTCGGAAATGCCCAGTCGATGCGGCGTACGCCGGTGTGTGGGTCGACCGCATCCCAAATTGCTTTTCTGGCCTGGTTCGACTGCGGCAGGAGGTGCCAGTAGGTGCCTGGCTTCTGAATGGCCTGGCAGGCGCTCCAGTGCATCGCGAGGTCGTCCTTGCCAGAGCGACGATGCCAGACCGCGACCGCGCGCTTACAACCGCCCTCGAGGGCCTTCCATAGCGGCATCTGGTAGTGGCGTGGCTTCCAGTTGTTGGGAAGCCTCAGAGCGGGGCGAGCCATGTAAACCTACGTTGCATTTTGAATTTGGGTTTGAGGAATTTGGGAGTCGCATATGGGGCCGTTCACCCCTATCCCCGAGCTCTCACTTTCTGGTCCCCCCCACCCTCTGTTCGAACTGTAGAGCCCTGCAAAGACCAAGAAATGTGGATGCGACCGTCTTTCTATTCCGATCGGGCGCTCTCTCTCCCCCCCTTGTCTCCCTCTGTATGGGTACGCATCGGTATGACGGCGCGGCACGCGTAGGTGACGGCGCCTTCTGAGACGTTGAACCCGTGCATCCCTGCCTCCCTGGGCAGGCTGACGATCAGGTCCCAGTCCTTGCGTCGTAGGGTTATGGCTGCGCCTGGCTTGCCGCATAGGTCGAGTGCGTGGCTGAGCCGTGCGCAGTGTGTCTGGAGCGCTTGCAGGGCTCTCACAGGTCACCGAAGCGCACGACCTGGATCTGCATGGGTCCGCCGTCATCGCCTGTGTGCTCGGATCTCGAGAGCTTCGGGGCTGCGTACTCTGCGAGCTTCGCGATCAGGTCGAGTGCGCGCCCAGGATCGATGGCCGCGACGGATGCGAGCCAATCGGCGTAGTTCTCTCGATTCCCCTCGAGTAGGAGCAGGATAGAATTTCTGAATTCCTTCGTTGCCTTGTTCGGGACGCCGGGCTTGCGTCCGGATCCAGGAGTTCGAATCCGTTTGGCGGGGATCGGGGGAGTCGGGATCGGGAGTAGGTCGGTCATAGCCCACTTCCGCCTACTTTGGGAGGGCGTCCACCTGCGTGAGGGGTTCCGAGGGCTTTGAGCATTGCGGCGACGATGGCCTCTGTTACCTCGGAGAGCTCAGGGTCGGCGTGCAGACGTTGGCGTGTGAGCAGGTCGACCTCCTGCATCGAAACCCATACTCGGAAGTTGCCTCGAACGAATGCACGCATCTTGTCGGCGATGAGTTGAGCGTTTTTCATTGCCATTGAGCCCGTGCGAGTTGCAGGAGCTCGGCCTGTTGCTCGGTGTAGAGCGCCAGGAGGCTGTTGGTGCGACATACCTCCTTGGTCGCGAGTGTGACGAAGGCACGAAGCGAGCGCAGTTCCTGCACCACCGTAGGCGCTCGGGCGCGCTTGGTCTTGGTCTTGGTCATGTTGTTACCTCGGTGGAAACCCGGCCGCGTTGTATCAGTGCTGCCTCGGCCTCGGCGATCGCGCGGCCCTTGCGTACCTGGGATGTGGTGAACCGCAACACCATCCAGCCATGCAGAGCGGCGAAGTTGTATTTCTCGCAGTCGTGCGCGAATCCTGAGCCGGTTGTATGGCGTGACTTGCCGGGGCCTGAGGTACCGCCTTCGATTTCGATGGCGACCAGGTAATCGGGCCAGGCAAAGTCGAAGCGCCACATGCGCCCGGCGCCCTTAGCGAACATGAGCTCACGTGTGGGCTGAGGCAGGCGCATCGAGACGCAATGCAGCGCGAATGTCTCCTCGCCAAGTGAGGGCGGCCGTGGGATCACGGGCTTTGCGGCCTCGCGTCTGGCTTTGGCTAGGACGGGTTTGGTGAGGTAGGTCATGCGCTGCGTGCGGTGGGGTGCATTTGGTTGACGATGCCGTCCAAGGCCTTGACGAGATCGTCCTGGCTTAGGTCTGGATCGCCTGCGAGGACATGCGGTAACAGCTGCTCGGCGATTGCGAGGGCTGCGAGGCGGATGGCCTCGAGCTTGGTGGCTGTGATGCCGGCGAAGCGTGAGCGCACGGCACGATGCAGAAACCAGCGATTGACGGCGAGCTCGGCCGGCGTGACCTCCGGCAGCGGCTGGAAGTTATCCACCGTGGGCTGGCCGCGGGCCCAGCGCAGAAACTCCGGCAGCGTTGGCGGATGTGGCGTGCCTGAGCGAAGCGCGGCGTTGAGCGCGCGTTTCATCTGCACGTCATCGAGGCGTTCGCACTGGTTCGCCCACAACGGGGAGGGCTCCGGGCCGTACGTCTCCAACCAGCGAGAGCCGTACAGGTCCGCCAGGGAGCGCCACAGCTTCCTGGTCCTGGGCAATCTGTCGGTCGAGGCCTGCGGTGAGTTGCTCGTAGCGTGTGGGGCGGTTGGCCAGTATGGGTCGTCCATTGGGTGCGTCCTTGGGTGCGAACAGTCCCTGGTAGCCGTTGGCGATCGAGTTGGCGACGGCAGCGCGTTGGGCTGCCGAGAATCCGAGCTCGGCCATGGCGCGTGCGGCGCTCGGCATGGAGACGGGTTTGATGGCGGGTTTCGCGAAAGCGCGATAGGCGACCCAGTCGGCCCAGGCGATCAGGTCGAGGCCTGGCACTGCGGCGGGGTCGAAAGGGGGTATGGGGTTTTTCTTACTCTGAGACCTGGTCTTGGATGGAGTGGGATCGGATGGGATAGATGCCATAGCTGATTCCTGGCTATTGCCATCCCCCACTGATGGCTCGGCTATGCCACGGCCATTGGGCGGGCCTTGACCGTTGCTATCGCCACCCCAGCGCTTTGCCGCGCCGCGCTTGCCGAGCTCGGACCGTATCTCGGCCAGCTGGTCCGCCTTGGCCCGGTGCGCCTCGAGCCGGTCATTCGTGAGCCGGCCATCGGCCTCCACAAACTTCACCGCAACCTGCGACCAGGCCGCGGCGAACGTCGCGCGCTCCCAGCCCACCAGGCGACGCAGCTTCTCGAGGTCGGCCGGTAGGCTGCCCGCCGTCCAGGCATGGCCCAGCGCAAGCAGGTAGAGCCCCCGCTGCTCCCCCGTCCACTCCGCGGTAGCGCCCAGGAAGTCACCGAAAAACAGCGGCAAAAACGGC